AATGGGTGTTGATCATATTGTATGCGAGGAGTCTTTGCATTATAAACAAATGTATAAAACTTTCCTACCTCTGGGATGGGTGATACAGTATCTTTAAGAGCATCCATAATCATTAACATCAGATCTTCTGGATCATTTGTTGTTTCTAATTCATCTTTGATTGCTTCTATTCTATTTGAGGGTGTGTCATCAAACCCAAAATCTTCCTGCTCTCTGGCAGCATCTCTTTCTCTTCTTTGTTTAAGTGTCTTTCTTGGCATTACTTAATACCTAATTCTTTTTCGGTGATGATTTTAAATTCAATTCTTCTATCATCACAAAATTCTTTTGCTGCTTTCCACTTTGCTTGGTTGACTGCAAAGGTTGTGCATTCATATATGTAGGACTTGGTTACTCTCTTTCTTTTCTTTGGTGGTTCCGTTTGCTTCTTTGGTTTCACCTCAATAACATATGTTTTAAGATGACCAGTGCCCTCCTTGACTTTTATAATAAAATCAGGGTAGTATTTATGAACACGATTATCTTTTGGTGAAACATATGGTATAAAGAACTCTTCACTGCCCCATTCAATAATACTTTCATTTATATCACAGTAGTTGCAGAACCTTCTCTCCCAACTGCTACGACATATTATATTGTTGGCATTACCTTTATATTTTCTAGGGAAGGTTGGTCTAAACCGACTCTTAATACTTTCTGCCATATCTCTTATACATAATATATAAGGTCAAAAAGTATTTATAGTTACATGCCTACTAGTAGAACCGTAAGCGACATCAAGGCAACTCTCATGGCACCTGCCTTGACATCTTATTTTGATGTTGAGATTGGACTACCAGCAGGAGAACTTGGTAGAAAACTAACAAGTCTTCTTGGCGGCACAGTGCAGCAGGATAGATTACATATAATGTGTTCGGATGCATCATTACCAGGTTCTAGTTTAGCAACACTGGAACTTACTAATGATCGTCCTGGCGTTACAGAAAAACATGCCTACAGAAGAATATTTGAGGATAGAATTGATTTAACTTTTTATGTTGATGCGAATGGTTACTTACCTATCAAGTTTTTTGAGACTTGGATGAGTGAGATTATGAATGAGGATGCTGATGATGCAAGAGATGCAACCTATTTCTATCGATCAAAGTATCCAGATGAATATATGGCAAATCAAGGATTAAAGGTTATAAAATTTGAAAGAGATCTAACTCGTAGTATTAAGTATGAATTCTTTAGAACATTTCCATTGGCTATTAATTCAATGCCAATTTCTTATGAATCATCCTCTCTTTTGAAGTGTAACGTATCCATGTCTTATATTAGATACGTTCTTGCAAAACCTGACAGTCCTACAACACAACAACCTAGTATAGGAGGTAATACTTTAAGTGACTTAGCAAACTTTAATTCAAGAAACCAAGGATTTAATGCTGGACAATTACCTGCTAGAGTAAATGACTTTACTGAAGCAGTGCAGAATAATGGTTTACCTCTTGGTGCAAACGATCAACTACGCTCAATTGCATCTGGACTTGCCTGATAAATAAACATACTGAAAACTCTATAGGATATTATGCCTTTACCAAAGATTGCCACACCGACATATGAGTTGGAGTTACCTTCTACAGGACAAAGTATTAACTACAGACCTTTTCTTGTTAAAGAAGAGAAGTTACTTGTACTTGCTTTAGAAACAGAAGATACAAAGCAGATTACAACTGCAATAAAAAATGTTTTAAAGAACTGTGTTCTTACAAAAGGTGTTAAAGTAGATCAACTTCCTACCTTTGATATTGAATTTTTATTCCTTAACATCAGAGGTAAGTCTGTTGGAGAGGAGATTGAAGTTAATATTATATGTCCTGATGATGAAGAAACTCAAGTTCCTGTGACTATTGATTTGGATGATATTAAAGTTCAAAAAAATGATAAACATACTAATCAAATTAAACTTGATAAAGATCTTATGATGGAATTAAGATATCCATCATTGGAACAGTTCATTAAAAATAATTTTGATTTTGATGATGCTAATGCAATGGATCAGTCATTTGATTTGATTGCTACTTGTATTGATAAGATTTATACAGCAGATGAAGTGTGGGCTGCTGCAGATTGTACAAAGAAAGAGATAAAAGAATTTTTGGAGCAGATGAATTCTTCTCAATTTAAAGAGATTGAAACATTCTTTGAGACAATGCCTAAACTATCTCACAAAGTTAAGGTAACTAATCCAAAAACTAAAGTGAAGAGTGATGTAGTTCTTGAGGGTTTAGCGTCTTTTTTCGCTTAGCCCTAATGCACATGGATCTGGAGAATTACTTCAGGTTGAACTTTTCTTTGATGCAGTACCATAAATATTCATTAACAGAAATTGAAAATATGATGCCTTGGGAAAGGGACATATATGTGGCACTTCTTCAACAACATCTTGAAGATGAAGAATTAAAGCAAAAGCAACAACAATCTAATGGCCGTTAGTAGTCCTCCAATTTTAAAAATACTATCAGATCTTGATATTGATTTGATGGATGTTGATAATGACGTGGATTATCTACGTGCATTAATGGAGGCAACTAATGCACTTACTATTACGAATGCAAGTGATAAAAGAATACCAATACTGCAAGAGGAAATACAAAGAGTAAGGGCAGATAGAAAGGCAGCAGATCCAAAGTTTAAACAGAAAGTTAAGAAGACAACTGTTAGTCCCAAAAAGATAATGGGAGTGAAGATGCTTCCTCCTGCAAAATTGGATACGAAGAAACTTGTTCCTCCCTCTAAAGATTCATCTAAGATTTCTTCTCAAGGTGGTAGTAACGTACTTGCGGATATTCTCACAAGTATTACTTCTATACGTGATATTTTAATTAATCAAATTAAAGGGAAAAGAGATGATGCAAAGAAGAAACGTCGTTCTACTGAAAATGCAAAGAGAAAAGAAAAAGAATCTGGATTAGAATTACTTAAGAAAGGTTTTGGTGCTGTAAAGTCTGGTGCAGAAAAAGTTATTGCACCAGTTAAAGGTTTATTTGGACAAGTATTTGATTTTCTAGGTAAAATTATTTTTGGTAGAATAGTATTTAAATTATTGGAATGGTTCCAAGATAAAAATAATCAGGATAAGGTAAAGGCAATAGGAAAATTTCTAAAGAAAACTTGGCCTGTATTGTTGGCAGCATACTTATTATTTGGTAATGCTTTTGGTCGAATGGCCGTGAAGTTGGGAGTAATGATTACCAAGTTTAGTATTAGACTTGTAACCAAAATTATTCCTGCATTGATTAAAGCAATAGCGAAGATGAAGTTGGGTAGGTTATTGAAGAAAATTCCTGGTTTATCTGTTGGTGGATTACTTCCTCAAATGGCAGAGGGTGGAATGATTGAAGGTCCTCAATCAGGTTATCCTGTATCATTAGATGGTGGTGAGTCTACTTCTTTCATAGGTCATGGTACAGAGGAAGTTTTACAGAAAGGAAATGATGCTTTTGTTATTCCTATTGATACACCAGCAACAAAAAAGAATCCTTTTTTAACTGAAGAAAGAACGGAAGAAGCAAATAAATTAGGTTTCCCTACCTCTGGTGGAGAGAAGAGTGCTAACCCAAGTATGGAAGAAGTAATGGAAGCAGCTCGTCCTTCATTGATTGCGTTTATGGAACAACATAACGCATTGATTGATAGTGATCCAGAGTTTTATGGTGAAGAGAAGAGAATAGAAATGGATAGAGATGGGAAGATGTTAAACATTGGTAAGGTGGTTGCTAATATGAGTGAGGTTGCTTTCAATGATGGCGAGCAGATGATTATTAATAATGAGTCTATCGAACCAGAAGTTAAAGAAGCATTACTTAAAGAGATTAATTATATTAGGATGGAGACCTTGGACAATCCTAATTTCAAAGCAGATTATGCATTTGATATTAATAAAAATATACCAGGCACAGCAGCAAATAGATTATATTTAAGAGCACAAGCAGATACTACCAGTCCAGCAGCGATGGCAGGTTTGTCTGCTCGTGATAGAGCACTACAGATGAATAGAATGGGAAGAGCAGGTGGTGGTTTAGTTAAAATGAATAGAAGAGGGATGTCTCGTGGTGGATTACTTAAAGGATATGCAAGGGGAGGTAATGTAAAATTTTCTGGATCTAAACCTAACAGAGGAGTTAATCCACCTGTTAAAAAATCAAGTGTAATGGCATATGATGAGCAGGTTCAAATGAGAGGAGGAGAAGCAGTAGCAGGTGGTGGTGGATCTGTTGATACTTATCAAAAGTCAGGTGGAAATAATGACATCCCTGATTTTGATGCTGCTGCAAAAAGATCTATTCATAAAATAAAAACTTTAGGTATAAGCGTGTAAGATATGGTAGCATTAGGAGCGATAGTAAAAACGGCTGGGAAATCACTTGTTAAGAGTCAAGTGAAAAAAGTTGCTGTTGATAAATTGATGGGAAGAAAAAAGAAGAAACAACCTCAACAGCAGGGGCAATCCGAAGTAAATGGTAAGAGTGGTGGAGCAATTGTTAAGGCACCGAGTAGTGCTTTGGCGAACATGCCTCTTGCAGATTCAGTATCTACAATTAGTCAAACTTCTACTGCTAGTGGAGGAGTTGGTAGTGGATCAGATACTATTCTTGTTATTAAAACAAGGGTAGTAGAGGTTGAGAAAATTTTAAAAGGATCTGTTGCATTAGATAAAAAATTACAAGACCAAGAAAGAAAACGAAGAGAAAAAGCGTTAAGGGCAGAGGAAGAAAAAGAATTAGAAACTAAGGATGATAAGGATGATAAGAAAGTTAAAAAGAAGAAGAGTAAAGTAAAGTTAGGTTTTCTTGATGGGTTAATAAAATTTGTTAAAGATATTTTGATGGGATTTATTCTTGTTAAAATGCTTGATTTTTTACCACAAATTCAAAAGTTAATTCCTATTTTGGGTGGGGTATTAGATTTTATTACAGGCACTGTCATTGGTATCGTTGATATCCTTGGAACTTTCCTTATGTGGGGTGATAAGGCAATAGGTGGTAGTAAAAAATTTGTAGAGAATAAGTTTGGTGAGAAAGGTGCTAAAACATTTGATGCAATAGTAGGAACTATTGGTAATCTTTTTAATACGATTGCCATTCTTGGAATGACTGCTGCTGCATTTGGTCGTGAATCTGATAGGCAAAGTAATAAACCAAGAAGTAAACCAAGAAGAAAACCAAACTCATTAGGTGATCGTGCTCGTAGAATGAGGAGAAATCTTCAGACTCGTGCAGAAAGAGCTACGAGAAGTGTGCGTAAAACTATTAGAAAAATAAGACCTACTAACATTAAGAGAGTAGTTCAAAGCACATCTGGAAGGATAATGAAAGGTGCAAGAAATTTACAACAAACGGGTTCTAATATCTTACAGAAAGTTAGACCTTCTAATTTAAAACAAACTGGTTCTAATCTTTTAAAGAGAGCAAGTGATGTAAAAAGTAACTTGATGCAGAGAGGTTCTAACTTAATGCAGAGAGGTTCTAACTTAATAAAAAAAGGTGGTAATTTTTTTAATAGAGTTGGAAAGGGCATTGGTGATTTTGCTAAAAAACAAATGGCAAATGTTGATAATATTATTGGTGGCATTAAAGCACAAGGTGCAGAATGGGCTAAGAAGATAGGTAAAAATCTTAAAAATATGAACCCTATGAAGTTGGGGGAAAAGGTAAAGGGATTATTGAAGGGTAAAATGGATAAGATTGTTAAAAATAATGATCTTATTAAACAAGTTAAAAATCTTAACCCAAAAAATGCAGCTAAAAGTATTAAAGGATTACTTAAAACTGCGAAGACTAACAAAAATATATTACAATTGAGACAAGGACTTAAAGCTGCCAAAGCAGCAAAGATTGGTGGTGTTGATGCAGTCATCGCTGCCATCATGGGTGTGCTTGACTATGCGGCTTTCGGTGAGTCTCCTATCAATGCTATTCTTCGAGCGATTGGTGGATTGTTAGGATATACAGCAGGTTTTGCCATTGGTGCTCCGTTTGGTGGTGCTCCTGGATTTATTACTGGTATGGCAGGTGCATTTGTTGGTGAATTTGCATCAAAAATGATAGCAAAAGGACTTGCTAAAACTAAACTAGGAAAAATACAAGATCCTATTATGAATGATGGTAGAATGCTTGTAAGAGATCCTGATGAAAAAGATGAGGAATCAACTGAGAAAGCAAAAACAGAAAAGAAAACAACAACAACAGAAATTAAATCATATTCTGAAAATCCTATCCGTGCATTGAGTTCAGGAAACAGAAGTAGAATAGAACAAGCTTTATATGAAATGAGAATAAAAGCGGGTTTTGGAGAAGGTGGTTATGATTATGTCGGTAATCCAAAGTATAAGGGAGATGTTGATTTGATTATGAAGCATGGATTAGATAAGGTGAGTATTGATGGTGGACGTGTGACTCTTCAAAAGAATTTAGAAAAGAAAAAGCAACCAACACTAACTCCTGTTGATGTAAACTCTGTAGCAGCGAAGACTAATTCTATTAGTAAACGTGCTTCTTATGAGGAAAGTGGTGAAGAAGTTGTAGTTGTTAATTCTACTACTCCTTCTGGTGGTGGAAATGCACAACAAAATGAAACAATGCCTGTCGAAACAGCATCGGCTGGAGGTGGTGATGATTTTGCTGAAGCATTATATGAAGGTGGTTAAATAGATATGGGAGGTAAGAACTAATGTCATTTGCAGGATTGACTAAATCAGATAGGAAATTTTTGACATCAAAGGATGCCAATGCCTCTGATATACGGTCAATAAAAATTAGATCTAACAAAAAGAAGAGTAAAGTTGTGGATGTATCAACTTCTACTGTTCGTTTAATGTATTATGAGAGCATATTACAAGATTCTATTCAAGCAACAGTGGCATTTGTTGATTCAGGAAATTCTGTCAGAGATGGTTTGAAAAAGAAAACTGTGGTAGAAGGATTACCTATTGTTCCTAGTGGTAAAGAAAATGTTTTACTTAAATTTTTTGACAACAAGGATGATGTCATTGAATTAACGATGTATATAAATGATCATGTTGTTCTTTCAACAGACTCAACAAAAGAATTAGTTACTTTACAGTTATGTTCTAAAGAATTTCTTACAAATGGAGATGTAAGAGTTAATGAAAGGTTTGATGGTCCTATATCAGAACATGTAAAACTTTTATTAACTGATGAAAAGTATCTTAATAGTCAGAAAGATCTTGACATAGAAGATACTCAAGGTGATACTAATTTTACAGGACGCAATAAGAAATGTTTTTTCACTCTTAATAAGTTAGCACAGAAATCTGTACCAGAGGGTGCTCCAAAAGGAAACTCTGCTGGTTTCTTTTTCTTTGAAACATCGGAGGGTTTTAAGTTTAAATCTATTGATAGTTTCTTTGGGCAGGAAGTAAAGAAAGCATTCATTTTCAATCAAACACCTGACATGGGTGGTCAATCAATACCTGAAGGTTATGATGGTAAAGCACTTACATATGAAGTTACTAATAGAGTTAATGCTCAAAAGAAAGATGAAATGGGAGCATATAATACTCGTATTAAAACCTTTGATCCATATACAATGAAATATACAGAGTCATTTATTGATTCTCAGGGTAAAGAAATAAAAATGGGTGGTAAAGAATTGCCAAAAAGTAATGAAGAATTTGATAGGGATCGAAAATATACTAGAACGGTATATAAAATTAAGGATACAGGATCTCTACCATCTGGTAGTGGAACAGGTAAGAGTCAAGAGCAACTTAAAAAATCTTCAGATGAGAACTTGGAGGTAGAATTGGTTGTTAATCAATCTATTATGCGTTATAATCAATTATTCGCTGTTATGACATCCATAACTATACCTGGAGATTTTAGTCTTCATGCAGGAGATGCTATCTGGGTTGATGCCGTATCAAAACAACAGGAAGTCTGTGCTGATGATGTGGATAAAAAAAATGGTGGTCTATATATCATAGCAGATTTGTGTCACTATCTCACCCAGAAACAAACTCTCACCAAATTAAATTTGATTAGAGATTCAACTGGAAGAGACGCACGTAAAAGGAAAAAAGCAATTTCTTCTACTACTTCTAAACCAGCGAAGTCTGAAACTGCACCTGATGTACAATCATCATTCTCAAAGATAAACAATGCGAAAACTGTGATGCAAGATAACTTCTTGTCCAACATTAAATAAATACTTTCGTTAGAGGAATTTAAACCTATGACTACTAAAGTTCCAGATCATGACCTAAATCATGAGGTCTATCTTGATCCTAAAGATGGTAAAGAGCATGTCAATCATGGTATGATTGAATATTCTAAAGAAGATTTAGAACTACATAATGATGCTTTTCATGCTCATGAAGAGAACGAAGAAAATCCTGGCGGTGCCAAGATTAATGATTGGCATACACGTCATGAAGATAAAGGATTAGAAGTTTATTGTGATAATCATCCAGATTCATTAGAGTGTAGAGTATACGACGATTAATTTATGGAGCAAGGAACATTATTCGATCCTGGTTTTTTAGGTCAGGGATTCAACTGGTGGATTGGTCAAGTTGCTGACGATTCCACTTGGAGGGATAATATTCTTGCGGGAAAATTTAAAAGTCCAAATACAATACCAGGTTGGGGGTACAGATATAAGGTAAGGATCATTGGTCTTCATGATCAAACAGAAGAGACTATTAGAACTGAAGATCTCCCTTGGGCTCAAGTAATGTATCCTGTCACTGCAGGTACTGGTATGGCAAGTGCATATCAGACACCTAATATCCGACAGGGTATGTTTTGTTTCGGATTCTTTATGGATGGGCAAGAGCAAGAAGTTCCTATTATTATGGGTCTTCTTGGTAATAATGCTCAAACTCCACTAAAGACAAAGATTGGCACTGATGATTCTAACTTTGCACCTACCAGTGGAACTGCTGAAGGAGCAGAACCAGCAGAACCAGCAGCGAGAGTAAAACAACCTGATGAGGGTATAAGAACAGAAAAACCAGCAACTCCAGAGCAAGAACAGGAACGTGCTGCACCATCACCAGGATCTAGTAGTAATAAGTATGGTTTACCAGATAATAAACCTATTTCAGCACAACAACAAGCAGATATTAATAGAGCAACAGAGGAGTTTGATTCATTAAGAGAAGAGAACCCTCTTCTAACACAAGAACAGGAAGATGCATATATTCGGAGTGCAGTTGCTCAAGGTATTCAAGCACGTAATAATCAAGCAAATAGTCCAACAACTCCTGCCCAACCAGGTGCAACAAAAGAAACTGTAACTTCAATTCATGAGTTAAGTGCATCAGATGTTAAGTTACAATCAAATATATGCATGAAGACTCCTCTTCTAAAACCAGATAATATTGTTGGGTCTTCGGCAAAAGCAATTCAAACTATTACTGACAATCTGACTGCAAAACTTGATTCATATTTAAATTCACTATCAAGTTATGTTGATGCAGTAGCAACACCAACAAATGTAGATCCGAAAGAATTAATTAAAGAAGCTGCATGTAAGATGTCAAAATACATGAAGATACAGATGGATAAAGTTTCAGAGTTTGTTCAGAAAGAAACTAACAAATCATTAAACACTGTTGTATCTGGAATGCCATCATCAGCAAGAGCAGAAATGGCAGATTTGAAAGAGATTAGTTCTGAGTTAATTTTGTGTCAATATAATAAGATTACAAATGATATGTGTGGTATGATAGAAGGTATTCTAACTGATATTTTTAACATGGATGAAGCAGAAGAAAAGGCAAGAGCAAATGTTGATAATCCCTCTAATCAAATTACAAGTCCTAAAGTCCCTCCTTGTGTTGCTGAAGATATAATAGGTAAAGTATTGGCTGCTAATAAGGATGCAATAGATACAGCAAATAATTCTTTACTTGATAATATAAATGCATTTTTACAAGACATTCGAGATCAACTTGCAGGTGTGAGTGGAGCGATGTCTAATATAACAAGTTTGATTGGTAAGATTAATGGTAGTATGACATCAGCACTTTCCTTTGAGAATGTTAAATTAAATGCTTTTGGTTGTGAGCTCGCACCCACACCCGCAGTATCAGATTATTATACATTCTGCACTGGTGGTTCAAGTGTGAAAGATACCATGCTTCCAAGTTTGAAAAAAGTTGAGAATAATGCCAACCTTCCTTCAATTAAAAAAGTTGGAAGTAAAATACCGTTTGTTGAGCCAACAAGACAAGGTATTCAAAATCTTAACAAAGTTTCTAATAAATTTAAAGGTGAAGATGGAGATTTTAATAGTCCCTTAACTGGTGATGAGTTTGAGATACAGTAATAAATAAAACCATGACATTTGAACTATTCGGACCAGCAAAAAGAGAAGACATAAGGGTAGCATACGTCTCACCTGATGAAGGTTTGGTGGAAAATGTTACTATTTGTGATGCGAATGCGTATGCAAAGTTAAATCCAGGAACTGTTTTTGTTTTTAGAAGAAGGGATGTAATTAAATATTTGAATATTAATGAGGTTAACGCATTAACTCCTGATGATTTGCTTCCAGCAGAGGGAGAGTGTCCTGGTGTAAGTGGATTAGATATTTACAATGATGATGGAACTGAAAAAGAAGTAGAAGAACAACCACCAACGGCAAACTTCTATGGGGGTGGTGGTTTTGGTGCAATGGGAAATCCTATCTTTGGTGATGATGGATCTCTTCTTGCAGTTGATTTAATCAGTGGTGGATATGGATATAAGTATGCACCCATCGTAAGAGTTGTTGATGATAAGGGTGTTGGTTCTGGTGCAGTTACCAGAGCAATCATGGTTGGTGATCCCACCCGTCCAGAATGTAAATCTGTAAAAACAGAAATAGTTTATGATAAAGAAGAAGATTTTGAGGAGTATCTTATATGTGAAGATGATACTATTGAATATGGAAGAAGATTAGGTTTAAATGGTGAGGATTTGGGTGACTGGGATCCAACTCTCTATGCAACTTTTGAAGAAAATCCTATTCGTAGAGAGTTAAAAGAATATCAAGAGACACTACAGCAATTAACAAATCCTTTTTGGACAACGACAAAGTTTGCTCCATTAAAAGTTACCTCACCAAATAAAACAACAAGAATTGTATATCAAGTAGAGAATGCTCAATTAAATCAGAAAGGATTTCCATTTTGGAATGATTTTTTAAATTTCAATGGCATCTCACCTGTGCCTAGATCTAATGTAAGACCAAGTGACTTTGCTGGTATTCCTTTTACGATGGAATGGGAAATTAATTTTCCTTTCGATGGTGAATATGTTTTTAGAGGATGTTGTGACAATAGTGGAGCACTTTATATCAACAACAAACAAGTAGCAACATATGAAGCAGGTTCTGGTGGTGCTGCTGGTGATACTTTGTCTCCACCAATTAAGACAAAGGTGAATATGAAGGAGGGAAATCATAGGATTCGATTGGATCTTCTTAACTTCCCTATCAAAACTAAGGTTAAAACAGGATCTCGTGATGAAATCATTGATGATTCTAAAGTAACTGTTAATTTTAATGTAACAAGACAATCTGACGATATTAATAAGATTATTTTCACTGGCATGAATTTTACTGCCACTGGTGATATACCTAATACAACAACTCAAACCCAGAGTGCTGTTGTAGAGAAGGGTAAAGAATATAAACTATCACATTTTGCAAGTGGTCGTCGTACTTGTTTCTTTAAAGTTGAGGATGGTGGTTCAGGATTAGGGATGGATGATGATGGTGGATCACTTACACCAGATCCTGTTACAGGTGATTTTAAAAACAGTGGAAAATATGTAGGACCAAATTTACTTGTTAGGGCATCTGCAGGAGAATTTTATGAGCAAGATGGAATTTATTATTATAGAGTGAAGAATGATGAAGAACCCAAACCAAAAACTGAATCATTAAGTAAAGCATCTACAGGTTCTGATGCAATACAAAAGAAATTAGTATTCGATACAGTAAAGGGAATTAATTCTGCTAACAGAGCTTTATGGAGAATAAATCCCACAGCAGGGAAAGATGCAAGTTTCTTAAGTCAGTATGGTGTTCTTCCATTTGACCCTACCACAACCACAGATGAGTATGCAGGAACTCATGAGATAATTTGGAATAATATTAACTTTCCTGTTGATGGTAATTATACCATTGAAATCATGGTTGATGATAGCGTTACTCTTTTTCTTAAAAGAGCAAATGAAGAAGAAATCGTATTTCAAAAGAATGGATTCACACCAACAGGAAGAAGCACGGGTAAGAGTTTTGAAACGAGGTTCTTTGAATCAGGAAATTATAGTTTACGTGCAGAGTTAAAACAACAGTATTTTGGAAAATCACTTGCCAATGAGAACTCAATGGCTCTTGGTATTAAGATTGAGACCACCTTTACAGAAACAGAAGTTATCTCTCTCTTGTCATGGGAGGAAAATCCTATGGCGATTGCATTAACTATTGATGCACCAGAACCACCAATACCAGACATACCAATTCCTAAAGCAGAGGGTAGATGTCCTAACAATCCTATTTGGTCTACAAGATTTCCTGGCGGTAAAGAAAGGTGGTATCCAGTTCATCTTGACGATAAAAATTGGAGTGCTTTTACTAATCGTTATGCCATGTCTCCCATTCAACCTTTATCAGAAGAGAATAGTGATGGTGGAAGGAGTGTATATAGAAACACT